GTAAAATCTCACGAAATTTCGTGAGGACGTCTGTATATTTGAACAGTGTTTCCGCGCTCTGACTTTTCCCAAATTTTGCATGTAACCAGCCTGAGACGCATTGCTCCAGCGAAGGTTGCCATGCGGGGCCGCTGGGGATGGTTAGCTGTGTGTTTTCCTGATCGATCATTTTGTGCTCCTTTGTTGTTATGTTTACCACAAAATGCCGCCAGCCTGGATGCATCCGTGACTGGCGGCTTCTATCTCACTCCTGCTCTCCGGGTAGATTGCCCACCAGCATATCCGCACACTCTCTAGCGGTCATGAGACCCCCGAGAAACGGCCACACGATGTACTGCATGAATAACTGGTCATCGGCCCTACAGGGACAGCTGTCGTCGCCACAGAACGGCCTATCGGGTAGATGATGTATCATCTCTGCTTCAGACTCGTAGACGACGGGAATAGGGTAGTTGGTTGCCATTTGGTGTAAAATCCTTTCGTGGTTGATTCGTCTTGTAAGTAGGAATTGCCACCGCTGGCCCGAGTCACACCCCGGGCCAGCATTTGTTTGATTGCGCTTCACCTCCTTTCTAGCGAATAGTAGCGAATGCCTGCCAGGCTAACTGACGGGTAATACCGCAAGAGTATCGCAAGACGCCTGAGTGCCTGCTCCCAGCGATACTCTCCATCAAAAAAGGCATTTTCAGATGCATCGACGTGGAAGTACAGTTTGTACATCGGCTCACCTCCTTCCAGGACGAGCCTCACCGGCTCGCCCAACTCTGCAAACTAAAACCGCTTGCCATCAATATCATTCTCAACGAGATCCAAAAGCGCATTATCCAGCTGGCCCACGTTCGCCTGATTGACTTCCGTTTCCAGCACCTCGCTGATCCGCTCCAGCATACTGGCGGGGTTGCCCCACTTGCCGGCTGCTTTACCCTTGTTGTACAAGCTATTCATGCGCTGTGAATTGCCGTTTACCGGCTTTGCATCTACAACTTTCGCGGGGGCTGCTTTGGCGGTATTGTTGCGCACATCCTTGACCTGCTTTGGCTCGCCGTTCGTGCCTTCGATGTAGCTATCCTCATCGTAAAGTGAGAGACCGAACTGATCGCCGTAGTTGCGCAGCGCCCGCTTCATTCCATCGGTTTCAGCCTCTTTGTAGGCTTTCTCGTGCATCTCAACGGTAAAAGGCTCGGTGACGAGGCCAACACCACCACCGGCAAAGGTGAAGGGCGAGCCTGCAACGGATAGCTCAACATCGGCCGTGTACATGTCGATCTTGCCGCGCTTGGGGTCGTCAATGAGCTGATGCCCACGCGCAACGACCTTGTATCCCCACTGCCCGAATCCGAAGATACGGTTGGCGGTCTCGATGGCGTGCGAGCCTTTGATGTACTTCAATTGCAGACCACCAGGGCCGCGACGAACCTTGATGTCCTGCTCCTTGAGTGGAGATGAGAGTGCTTGCAGATCAAATGATTGGATGGTTAATTCTGTGCTCATGATTGTTTCCTTCCTGGGAGAGTCGAGAGGCTCTCCCAACTATCCAAACTATCGCATCGGGACCAATCTGCCCGATGGTGCAACTTCCATCTTGTGGGATTGATTGTTGAGCGGCGCCGCCAGGATAGCGCGCTGTGCCTGGCGACTGGCTGCGACCTGCTGGCGAAGCTGATTGATGTGCTGCTCAGCAGCATCAATCCCAGGTGTCTCTTCTTCGGCTTCGGAGCGGCTATCGAAATACGCTTGCGCTCGTGGGCGAAGGCCCTTGATGTGGTAGCAGTCTTTGTGATATTGCTCATGGCCGTCGCAGTTGCACGAGCCATGCTCGGCATCGCCATTGAAGCAGGTGTTGTACTTGGTGATCTCATCGCTGCTGAGGACTTCGAAGCAGATCCGAGCGGCTTTGGTGAACTTGTAAACTGCGATAACGCTGACTTCTTTGGGTGTGACTTGCTTTTTCATTGTGGTATCCTTTCTTGTAAGAAGTCTTCCTGACGGTTCGACTTCGTCGGAGCGGTCTTCGGGCCGCTCTTTGCTTTTTAGAAAATCCTTGACGCTTGCTTATAAGCGTATTTCGGGTTGCGCTGGTAGTAGTAGCTATTGCCTACCCGCTCACATGCATCCTCGGCTGAGTCAGCCAGGATATTTGTATAGGTGGCTTCGTTCCCCATGCCTGTGAACTTGTATACATACACGGTGTAGTAGAACTGCTCGGCAACTTCGGTGTCTCCCCAGATGTTTTCGCTGATGTTCGGTGCTGTCATATCGTTTCTCGCTTTCTTGTCTCTTGTCTTTCGTTTCGCTTCGGACTCGCTTCGTTTATTTTTCTATCCTCTTTATCAGCTCCGTTGTGTCTGCGAGGCTTCGATTTCCTGGGCTCATCCGGTATTCGATTGTTCAGGTGCTCTTGTTTGTTTCTATATACGTAGTTTACCACGCTGTACGATACTTGTCAAGGGTAGAATGGCTGTTTTGAGGCCAATTTGCTGTCTATTTCAGAAAGTCACAAAGTCGTGATTTCATCGCTGCTTTATGCGCCTTGACAAGTATAATTCTGTGCGGTACACTATGAAGTAGACAAGGATATCGTGAGAAAAGGAGTTCAAGGAGATGCCGACCAAAGCCACCTGGGTATCTGCGCAAGAGGCTGCGCAAATACTGACTGCCAACACCGATCACGTCATATCAGCGGATTATGTGTTCCTGCTGGCAAAGAAGAAGAAGAAGATTGCCTATCGGGCGGTAGATGGGCGTACCAATGAATATAACCGGCGCGATTGTGAGCGGTATATCGTGAGGCGGAGAGATACGCCGCGAGTGAGGCCCAGGCCCAGCACTCGCAAAGAAAAGCCGTTGCATAGCTCGAGCTGAATGGCAGGCAAGCATTCCAACGCGCTCACCATTCAGCTCCCAGCAACTAACACCAAAAGTATACGGGTGAAGGGCAGGCAAGCAGTATGTACAAAACATCCATACTTTTGCACGAACCTATAGATAACATATCCACTAGACAGGCGTTCAAGCAGTCTGCTATCATGATGGCAGGCTTCCGCACTTCGGCGAGTGCATCCAAGGGAGGTACCAGCCAGCCATCGAAGTCAATTCAGGCATGGGCGAATACGAGAAGATTATTCTCGTATCCCCATGCCTTTTTTATTGTCCATTGCACCCGGCCTCACAACTGGGTGAGGATTGAAATATTGTTCAATTGAGTTTCCAAGACAGGAGACGCAAAAACACCGTCCGAGCTTCATATTTTGAGATTAAGCTCAAACGGTGTCCCGCGCAATACCAACATGGTTAGAGTATCACAGCAGCAATCAAAAATCAATACCGCCCCAGGAGCCACAGAGTTCAGGCTCTGGGCCACCCACATCTTAGATCATCAAACCTTGCCCGATGTTGCGCTCAACGGCAATATGGGCGTTTTCCATCAATGGGCGTTCGATCTCACCGAGCTGTATGAAGAGCTTGGATATCAGGGCTTCGTCACAGGACTTGAGGCTCTCCAGCGAAAACACAAAGAGATCAGTATCGCGCTTTCATCACCTGAAGAGGAAGCCGACGAGCATTTTGAGTTTCTTGAGTTTGGAGACTTGAAAACACTTCCCGTCCCTGAATGGATGATTTACCGATTCCTTCCCACAAAAGGCGTCAATTTTGTCTATGGCCCTGCCGGTGAGGGTAAAACCTACCTGCTCACCGGCTTGAATGTAGCTGTTGCATCTCCTGAACTGAACTGGCAGGGACTTGCTACCCGGCATGGGCATTGCATCTACATCGCAGCAGAAGACATTGACGAAGTGGCCCAGCGGTTCATCGGGTGCGCAAATTATCACCAACTCAAGGATATTCCCAACCTGCACATTTTCCCAGCATCTCTCCAGCTCGTCAAGGATACTCCGAAGCTCATTGAAAGCATCAAGCATAAATATGGTGATATAGATATCGCGCTTATAACCGTTGATACGCTTGCCATGTGCTCTCTTGGCATCGAGGAAAACTCAAAGAAGGAATTTGACGCTGTTACCGCTTCACTGGAGGCCCTCTGGCGAACCTATAACTGCTGCGTTGTGGCCGTTCACCATACAGGCAGAAATGGCGAGATCAGGGGCACGAGTTCTATGGATGGCGTCGCCTATTCCATGATTAAGGTGAAGAAAGCTGACGAAAGCGTATTGATTCACTCCGATAAAATGCGCCGTGGGAAGGCGTTTGAAGATTTCTTTCTCGATTGGGAGACCATTGACGTGCCTGGTGCTTTCGATGAGATGGGCGAGCAGGTGACTACCGGCGTCTTAATCCGGTCTGATCGATCATCGAATACCGACCCCTGCAAGATCACGAAATTGCAGCAAGAGATATTGGAACACATTCACAACCTGGGAGGGAAAGACGTTTCACGTACTGAACTCATGAAAGCCTGCTTAATTGAGCAAGCAAGAGAACGCAGTTTCATCAATGCTATATCCGGACTCTTAGGGCGAGGACTTATCAGTATGCTCAAACAGAAACAACGCACATTTTACAACCTTGTAGAGCAGGAAGAAGTTACTGCATAGTGAAAATTTCAGTAACTTTACAGTAAGTAAGTAACCGGACACACCACTACTTACTTACTTACTTACTGCAACAACCCTTTAGGGTTGCAGTAAGTAAGTACAGTAAGTAAGTCCCGAAGGAACATTGAGATGGCACTAAGAATAGATATAGATAGAAGCTTCCAAGATGATATTGATCTCGCTGACCTGATTGAGCAGAAAACACCAACACGATTCGGGAAAGCATCAGGGAATGGCGTCAGGCGAACCGTCAAGGGTGCATGTCCCTGGTGTGGAGGTGAAGACAGGTTCGCCGTGTTTGTCAATGAGAGACCTCAACGCTACATCTGTGGCATTCATAAAGCGCAGGGCTGCGGCAAGCATGGCGACCCTATACAGTTCATACGGGATTGGGAGAACCGGACATTCAGAGAAGCGGTTGCTATCCTCACCGGGAAAGATATGCCGGTGGTTAAGCCTGGCAGTACCAAACAGACACAAGCGGCAGCCGGGGGAGACTGGAAAAGTGAGACGTGGCAGAATCGAGCGGCCCAATTTAGCGTAGATGCTGAGAAGCGTTTATGGAAGGATGAAGGCAAAGACGTTTTATCCTACCTGCTCGCACGTGGCTTTACTGAAGAGACAATGAAACATGCTCATCTTGGAATGGCTCCCTATAAAGGTTCGAGTATCGCACGAGATGAACCTGGACCTGCTCCGTGTCTCGTGGTTCCCTGGATTGATAGAAAGCATTCCAGATACTGGCGAGTGGAATTGCGAGATACCCGCTCCGGCATTGCGCAAAATAGACGCTATGAAAGCCTGCCAGGCAGTTCGGTAAGCGATGGACTCTATGGCGCGCAATCATTCAACCGGCCTATCTTCCTGGTGGAGGGCGCAATTGACGCATTGAGTATTGCTCAGGAGGCAAGTGATCTCGTGGCTATTGTTGCCACCGGCTCAACTGGTGGCAGTCAACATGATAGGTGGCTCATGCGTTTGGCGAATGCGCCACAGGTGTTTGTAGCATTCGATGCAGAGAAGCAAGCAGAACAAAGCGCATCCAAATGGATACACAACCTGGCGAACGCTACCCGGTGGCGTACTCCCATAGGCAAAGATGCGAATGAAATGCTTATGCGAGGACTCAGTATCAGACTGTGGGTTGAGGCCGCACTCTCCACAATTGAGACTGACCAGGAAGAGACGGCTATCGAATCGCCTCGCACGTTCGCATCCTATGATGAGTTCTTGAGTGTCGTTGATCATATCGGTATGAAGGTCTTTGGTGAAGGATGCACTATCACGCTTCTCCCAAAGGGCTATACCCACGATCAACGTATTGCCGACTTGCGAGATGCGGGCGCATTTACTGATGAGGGCGAGCAAGAGTGGGAACGCGCAATGTGGCGCAAGATACGCGAAGCACGCGCACGAGCAGGTATCCCCCGGTGGCTTATTCCTGGCACAGAAGACTGGAATGAGCAGGTGGCGCGCAGCGGGCTAAAAGACATGCGGGAACGTAGGCGCGCATGGTTTGACCAACAGAAACGTCTCAATGACGTTGTGCTGGCAGAGGAGGCGAATCGTCTGCCAACACCGATTATTGTTTAGATAGATAGCGGTACACAGTGTACCACAAATCAAAAGGCATACAGCCGTAGTAGGCGTAGAGCCGAAGGAGTTATAACACATGGCGAATATTATCGGGAAACATCAGCAGTCAGCCTCTCTCCTTGAGTTTGTCAAGGCAAGGCAATTAGCTGATAACGAGACACGTTTCTGCATCGATCACGTGAAATTCAAATCACAAGACGGGCGAGATCGTTGGTTCATTGACATTCACTATCGCGAAGGCGAAGAGATTCTCTATCGAACTCTCACTCTCGACAGTAGCCCCTCGCGTGATGAGATGTTTCAGGACATCATAGATAGTGATGACTATCCACAGCACAATGTCTGGCTTAAACTTCGCTCTTTCAAGGATAAGGATACAGGCATGACGAGAACGTCCTACGATGTCAAGCAGGGGAGCGGTATCTGTGCCTGCTCGACGCCAGGCGCAAAAGAAGCACCCGCTGACCTGGCGAACGCTCCATATTAAGACAAGCGGTCCTGCTGAAGCTCACACACTTCAGCAGGACCCGGCCCGGATGGACGGACGAGCATGGCACTGACGGCGTGTTCATCCGTTTCTCCGGCGAGCAGGAAGCGTTTGACGAGATGCGCAACGTTCTCAAGTCGCTTAGCAGGCTTAACGCAAGATGGACACATGAGTATTCCTGGCCTGATGGCAAATACGGCGCCTGGTGGATTGATGAGGATGTGTTTTCTGTGCTGTCAGCCTACTTTGACATTGCTTGAGGTGATGTCAGGATGACCTTCTGTCGGCTTGTGTGGTAGTATTAGGGCAAAATACGACACAAATCCGACACCTGGACAGGAAAAAGCCATGAGCGATGAGCATCTTGAGCAGCTCAAGCCGGTGCTGCAAAAAGCTCTTGAGACAATGGAACGGCAATCTAAGAACGTGAGCTTGCCTGCCTCTGTGCGCAAGCAGTCGGCTCGCCAACTTGAACGCTATCAGGCCATTATTCGGAAATATCCGGTTCTCATGCAGGAAATGCAGGAAGAAGAGGGTGATGGTACGAAAAAGAGCGGTTGAAGTCGTTCAAACTGAGCTGACCGAACGACAGCAACTCTTCATTGAGCAACTCTTGACCGGCAAGAACATTACCGAAGCTGCGAACGAAGTAGGGATATCGCGCCGCGCCGCAACGTACTGGTTGCACAGCGATGACCACCTGGTACGGTTGGAATATGATCGCTTGCGCCTGGTGGCAAAGGACGCCTTTCGTCAGCGCATAGCCAACTTGCACAACCTTGCCTTGGAAGCGTTGGAGGATGCTCTTGCGAAAAATGCGCCGCCCGCTATCCGTTTTGCCGCGGCGAAGTTCTTGTATGAGGCGCATTTGCAATCCATTGCCGATATGATTAGGCCATATGGGCCTGACGAACTGGTGAGGCAAGAGGTAAATGAGGTAAAGGAAAAAGCCTATCTCGAACAGTTTGATGGACATTATATGGACAGAATACCTCAGTGATTGCACTTTTTTGCGCGTTCTTGCGCGTATTTTGGACCACTGGACCATGGACCACGGTCCATACCCCCCCGGTCCACGGTCCGGTCCACTAAAAAAAAGGATGGACACACATGTCAACCCTGAGTGAGCTGCTTCCCTATCTTGAGCAGGGCGCAACATTGCGCTCCAGCCGTGGCGAGTCGCTGCGGCCATTGCCTGGCGGGCGCATTGAGTATTTCCGCGCTCGTGGCTTCAGGTTTGAGCCGGAAGTTGTGAGTATGGCTGAGGTGAGAGCGATACACGATTTGTGGGATTGGAGTGTGATAGGCGGAGTGCCACAGCAGGAGGAACGAGCATGAGCACAGCAGACGAACGCGCTCGACGTGCGCTGGCGGCAGGCCTGCCGGAACGCGATTTGTTCCGCTTGCTCTCACTCTTTGCCGAGCTGCGTGAGGTGGCGCTCATCCTCTGGCCTGGTACATTATTGGAGGGCAAAACGCTCGACGACATCGAGGGGATGCTACGGGCTGAATTGACTCGGCGAGCTGCTGCGAAGAGCGCGACGTAGCGTGCTATAATGAAGGTGCTAGTTTGTGTGACAATGCCCCAACCGAAGGTGGGCTAGCCCGAGACTCGGGGGAAAACGTCGGTGCTATCAGGGATGCGTGTCTCGCGTCCTGGGATAGCAGATGGATTGACACCACTCGCTGCTTTGCTACAGTGGTGTCGAACCATATCAACAAGCACAACAATAAATAATTACACAAGGCTGCTCGCGGCACAGCTACAGCAGTCCACAGAGAACACACCGCAAAAGGCGCGACTTCAGTGACACCCTTTGGCGACGGGACAACATGTACGTCAGCCAAAGAGCCTCGACAAAACACTTCCCTCTTTGGCTTCAACGATAGGAGCAGAGCATTGACACGGTATTCCAAAGTTCAGCGGCCTGTTGAGCAGAAGGATTTTCGTGGCGATTTTAGCGCCACTAATGACACCACCGGCCAATTTAGCGGCTATCTCAGCACTTTCGGGACGGTAGACCTGCAAGGGGATCGGGTGATGCGCGGGGCGTTCAAAAAGACGATCCAGGATGCGACGGCCAGGCGTGAGCAGCAGGGGCTCGACTACTTGTTTCCTGTCACCTTCGGACATAACCTTGATGCGCTTCCAGCCGGCGGCATCATCTCAGCACGAGAAGATGCGCATGGGCTGCTGGTCTCCGGCCAGCTCAACATGGGGACACAGGCAGGCGTCGAGCTGTATAACACGATGAAGGCCAAAATGATTGACCGCATGAGCATCGGTTATCGCACGATAAAAGCGGACTACACCCGCGAAAATGGGCAATCCGTGCGTGAATTGATGGAAATCGCGCTGGTCGAGGCGGCGATTGTGAACACACCCGCAAATCCCGATGCGCGTGTACTTTCTGTGAAGGCGCAAGGAGGCTATGCCATGCCAGGCAAGGATTTTGCGACGAACTATCATGACGAACAACTGGATGATTGGGCCTGCGCCGACTGGTACGATCTTAGCGGCGCGCTTCAGCAGTCCGTACAAGAGTGCTTCAGCAGTGGCGGCGACCCGATGGCTGCGCTTGAGTCAGACGTGATACCGGCCTTCCTATCCGCACTCAGGGCCTACGTAGCAGAAGGTGTGTCGCTCGGGTATGTGCCAGACCCGGACGAACAGATGTATCCATCGATGATGTCGGCCGGCACTGGCTATGATGAGAAAGCAGGCAGGACGCTATCAGCTCGTACCAGGGCGGCCTTATCCACCATCGCGAATGGCATCAGCGGACACGTCTCCAACATTCAAGCCACTGTGGAAAAAGAGAGGGCTGCATCCCTGCAAGGATTTCCGCTGTACGGCTCTGCATCGGCCCGTCCCGAGCTTTCCCGCAAGGCCATGATGGAAAGCAGCCACACCGCCATAGGGGCCGCCACCAGCGGCATTATGACCCATGTGAGGAGCTTGAAAAGCATGGCATACGAAGCGAGACGACAAAACGATCTGAGAGGCTGGCCGATTGTGCGATCGCGCAGCTCCGCCGATCTTGATCTGGAAGAGAAGCTTGCTATTCGCGCAATGACGGCTGAGCTGCGCGAAACGACCGAGAGCATGGAACGAGACCGCGATCCCGCGGTCCAACATTTGCGCGATTTGCGCGAGTCCTTGCCCAGCAGTCGAGATGGCGGACCGACGACCCAGCAGAGGCTGGAAGGGATGCAAGCGAACCTGGCGGTTGACCTGGCCCTGAAGGCGCTGCTGGACGCAGACGCGTGATGCGCAAATAGTCTCGGTCGGTCTCTCCTTTCTTCCCGCATAGCCGTCAGCGCAGCAGGGGTAGCGGCCTGGTGCTGGCGGCTCGACAAGCGGTGCGCGCTGCTGTATGATAGCAAGGCCCCTGGATGGTACAGGGGCTTTTTGCTGCCTTATTCACGTTTCGCGTGCCGTAGCGTGAACAAGAATTGCCGCTCGCATGGCTGCCCGCGCCGTCTCACATCCATTCTTGCTTACAAAGCACATCCATTGAAAGTTGCACAAGAGGGGCCGCTCGATTTTGGCACAGTGCCGCCGCTTGCACTGTGGCCCCGTGAGGGGGGCCGTCGAGATGAATTGTGCGCTCCAGCAGGTGTTGCAACCTCACTTTTTGGAAATATTTCTAAAAGGTCTGTGCGTGTGCCGTCGAGATGAATTGTGCGCTCCAGCAGGTGTTGCAACGGTTATAATATCGCTCTTGATATTCCCCCTTGCCTCTGGTGTAAACACCTGTCGAGCAGTCACCTCTATTGCAACTGGCTCCCCCGACTGCAATAGGGCATCTCAGCAATGCGCCAATTATGGCTCTCAGATGACCGCCACATAGCCGTATAGGGCAGTCGTCTTGTCATTGGCTTACCCGCTTGCCTTGCCCTCTGTTGAGGCTCTCATTGCATTTCCTTGCATTTTGTTCCATTTCAGTGTATGCTAAATAGAAATGTACGCATGAGGGCACAGATGAGCGTCAAGTTCTATACAATCGAGGAAGTAGCGGCCATTCTGAGGGTAAATCCTGCAAAGGTGCGTCAGTTAATAGCTGCTGGAGAAATTCGTGCTACCAAAGTTGGGAAGCAATATCGCATCAGTGAAGAGGCATTGCAGGAATATATAGAGCGTAACACGTAGGTCTGCCGCCGGTGCCAGGAGGTCGATTCCTAGCACCGGCTAACCAACAACACGAACCGGAGTTCGCATACTGGCTGAATCTATAACGAGCCAGTATGCTGAGTGTGAGGGGTTTCTATGGCAACGCAAATACTTTCAACGCTGGCCACGGCGCTTTGTCTGTTTGTCGGATGGAAGGTCTACCGTCGGTATCAACGCAATCGGAAAGCGATAGCCGACGAGCGGGAGCGGGAGCACATCGCAAAGAAAGAGAAGCAGCTCGAGCTCGACAAACAGCAAGCTATCGTTGACTGGCATCGGGTGACGACACAAGCTCTCCAAGCGGCAATTCTGCGCGACCACCACTATACCGTGAGGCCCGATGGGACACTCATCGTCGCGCATCCAGCCCGCCCGCCGGTGCAGGTCACTGAGGTCGCACAGCAGCAGCAGCAGATAGCCGAGCCTGTCTTACCAGGCGTGTGCACACTGAGCGATGTGCTGCAAGAGTTCACCCCGTCTGTCAATCAGATATTCCTCTCCTACCTGCCAGGAGCAAAGATGATAGCACCGCCAGTCACCGATTTATGCCACGTGGCGAACGCGGGCGCAACAGGCGAAGGGAAGAGCGTCAGCATTCGCTTGATTATCGCGCAACTCTGCTATGTTGGCGCGCGCGTCGTGCTGCTTAACCCTCACTATACCAGCTACGATAGAAGGTCACGTGAGGACTGGACGCCTATTGAGAACAGACTATACAAGTCTCCAGTACGAGCGTTCGGTGACATCAAACAATGGCTACAGTGGGCGGCAGAAGTCGAATTGCGGAAGCGGCTTGATCTGTACGCGCGCTCCCGTCCGTGGGGAGGCCCGCTCTTTATCGTCGTGGAGGAATTGCCAGCAATCACCCGACACATACCAGAGGCGATGGGATGGCTGTCAGACATCTTGCGTGAGGGTCGCAAGGTTGAACTGTTTCTCATCACAGCGGCTCAAGATATGCTCGTGAAGACGTTGGGCAGTAGTGGAGGCGCTATTCGTGACTGTTTCCGAACGGCTATCTATGTGGGAGGTGATGCGACCACCGCGCGTGTGTTACTGGATGTGAAGGGAACGGTTGATGATGGGAGTTTGGGTAAGGGTGTTGTGATGCTTCGGAGTAGTCAGAATAAGCAGGCATCCCTTGCACGTGTGCCCTATGTGGATAACGAGTCGCTATACACACTACTTGGCCCGTCCACATTTCAGCATTCCAACATCGTTGATTCGACTGCCGACCAGGCGGAAGATTTTCCTTCCGGGGCTTCTTCCAACCTCAGCAACGGAAGAGGGCCGGAAGACAGCGGGGAAGTGCCTGGAAGGACATTTGATACCGGGGATGATCTGAGCGTAAAACAGGCGCTGCGAGACATCGGGAAGAGACTCAAGAATGGTGAGGATCGTGCCAAAATCCTACAGTCCTATGGTGCTACCAGTGGCCGCGCTAATCAAGAAATTGGCGCGGTGATCGACGCGATGATAGAGCAAATAGAAAGTGAGACAAACTAATGGGATGGTTCAGTAAAAAAGAAGAGCAGACCGTCACGGTCGCAAACGATCAGCTCGACCAAAAACAAGCGCAATTGGAACAAGCCGGTTTTGATGTCACTGGAGAGAAGACGGTGAAGGGCAACAAAACAGAGATATCGTATCGTCAGGACCCGGACTCGTATTATTGTGGGCTTTGCGGCAAAAGCCGACCAATTGGGCATTTTCCACACTGAAGAAAGTGAGCAACAAGCATGACCAACACAACCACTGTCAGGGTCCATTTTATCGATGGACATACCGCTATCGTCCCAGCTAAGAATATCAGGCACGTGGGCGACGAAGGTGCACAATCGGGCGTGGCACTCGTGGATGGGAAAGAGATTCGCATCTACTTGCGTGTCGAGTGGGGTTGGACGTGGGAAGAGCAGGAAGCACTCGCCGGGGACGACTACTATGATGAGGTCAGACTCCGCAAAGAGATGGAAGACGCAGAGCAGGAAGATAGCCCAGGCTACGAAGAACTGGGTGATGAGGAAATCAGCCGACAAGAGGAATATCTGAGGAAGGCGGGCTATCCCATTGACACGGCTATCAATCTTGGCGCGCCGTCCGTCGCCCAGGCCGAGCCACAAGAGCCGGTGCTGGTGCCTTGCCCCTACTGCATCCCTGGTACGATGCACTACAAATACCAGCTCGACTTGTGCCCAAATAATCCCTACAAACAGCGATAGACAGCAAGAAAAAGCCCCGGTATCCAAGGACGCCGGGGCTTTTTCTTGCGTAAAATGCTTGTGTAACTTGTCAGTTACCGTATTCAATCTTACGTTAATTCACTCAATCCCAAAGCTAGAAGCCAGCGGGCGCGCATAGGGGTTCTCGCTGGAATGCAGCCGTTGCATGTAAACCGATGTAGTCGCCAGCGAATTATGCCCAAGTCGGCTCCCGATATCCGACAATTTCGCGCCAACCTTCTCGCTGTTCAGTGCGAAGGTGTGCCTGGTGGTATGGATTTTGTACGAGCCTAAATGCCGATACCAGATTTTTCGCAGCGCTGAGCCATGCATCACCTGGCCTGCCCGATTGTGCGCACAAATTAGCCATATTGGGCTATCATCCTTCATTTCGCCCAGGCGATCACCAAAGGCCGCTTGCAGGTAGGCAACGATAGCCGCGGTTGTACCCGGCGTCAACTCGTCGCGCATCACTTTTGCACCTTTGCACCTGCGCCAGGTCACTATGGCAATGTTGCCCGTGAAGCGGAAATCTCCGAATTGAAGCGCGGCCAGCTCTGCCTTGCGCCTGCCAGTTGTCAGCGCCAACGAGAGCAACGCATAATCTCTCAGTCCGATCAATTCTGAGCGATCAATGCGAGCAAGGCGCGTTTGCACGTCGGACGACTCAAGCGGCTGCGCGTAGTCCTGGCTTTCCATTGAGCGCCTGTCAACAAGCTTCATCGGATTGCGCTCCAGCGCGTTGTGTCGCATGGCATACTCAAAAAAACTCGATAGGACCGTGACCTTCAAATTGAACGTGCTCCCTGTCACGCTCTCGCGGCCTACGCCCTTGCCCTGAGCGGCCCACCCTTGCGCAAGCATCGCAACCAGTGCCGGGTCACCGTCGAGGTCGGTTCCTGCCTTGTGTAAAATCTCACGAAATTTCGTGAGGACGTCTGTATATTTGAACAGTGTTTCCGCGCTCTGACTTTTCCCAAATTTTGCATGTAACCAGCCTGAGACGCATTGCTCCAGCGAAGGTTGCCATG